AGGGAACCTTAAACTGTACTCACCGTTCTCTGCCTGAGTAATGGCATCTGCTCTTATCTCTACTAACTGACCAATCACATCGTCTCTGTTATTCCAAATGGACTCTCTCATTTCATCAGTAAGTCCTGAACCTACATTGACTCCGATAATAACCCCATCATCAATACCTTCACAAACAAGTGCACCTGCAGTACCTTCAAACTTACCTTGACCTTCTTCTATATCAATAATGGTTAAGGTAACTTCAATGATTGGTTTGATTTTTAACCAAGAGGCTGATCTCTTACATTCATATATGGATCCAACTGGTTTAACCATAAGACCTTCATAACCTTCAGCTATGGCAATCTTATTCATGTTTTTAAATATCTGTTGGCCTTCTTCTGTGTCTAGGTTAACTTGTGTAAAGTCTACCTTCCTGATACACTCGTCAAAGGGAAGTTCTGCCAGTATTTGTTTTCTTTCTACGGTAGTACACTCACCCTTTCCGGCATTGAATTCAACAAGATCAAGTACATCAAAGAGTGCCATATATGCATCAGACGTATCAACATCAGTCTTTCTATATACTTGTTTCATTAGAGCTTGAAAGTTCTCACTCATAATCTCACCATCAAAAACCATATTATTAAATTCTGGTTTACTTAATGCTGCTTCTATATGAGGGAAGTTAGGAAACACCTTACCATTTCTACTATAGAGAATTGCTGTATTATTCTGCACGATTGCAATACATCTTACTCCGTCATACTTGTTTTCTATAAGTACCTGGCCTACAAGTTTCTTTTCTTCTTTAGCGCCGTCTCTTGCCAACATACATCCAAATACTGGTATAGTACCCTTGGCTACTTTATTAACGGTCTTCTCAGAGAATCCTGCTTTAAAGTCTTTTAATAGAATCGGTCTATACCAATCATTCCATGTATCACTGCAGCAACCACCTTCTACCTTTATGATGGCATCTCTAGCAGCATGTCCTGTAAGTTCTCTACGACTTAACTTATCCAACAGTTCTTTAAATCTAGGCCATGTTGATTCCGAAAGTTCTTCGTTGTAAGTGTAAGCTCGATAGTGATCTGTAATAGGTGGAACCGATTGTACACCATAGGTAATTAAGGGAGTTAAAGCATATTTAAGTCCTTCAACAAACTGTTCGTTATCCATGTGTTGTGAAATAACTTCTTGTTTAAACAGTTTACTGTTGTCTGATCTTAATAGTTTAATTATCTCACATGGTTTCATTACACTTCTCCAGTAATGTGCTTATAGATTTCTTTCCATCTGTGGAATCTTGGGATAACTCCAGTAAAACTTGCGTTGTGTGTATGAGCTACTAGGATAGAGTTAAGGCCCATTTCAACACCTAATTCAGCATTGGCAACTTTATCTTCAATCCAGAAACAACCAGTGTCTCTGTAAGGCTCTAATGCGTCATCTTTATCAGCGCCACATGGTAGACATATTACTTCATCCCATAACTCCCTACCGAATAGTAGGTCTAGGTTCTGATACCTTAATCTTTGTGCATACTTATCACTACTTAATGATGTAATACAATGGAATCTGTATCCATGTAACATATTAAGTCTCTTCATGTAATACACTGCATCTCTTAGAGGTGGTAAGAATGCAATCGCTGCAGACTCGTTAAACTGTCTAACTAATCTCTTTGCTAGACCTCTTTCTAAATGAAACCTCTTGGCAATGTCATATTCGGATTGATCCATTGTAGGGATGTCTTGATGGTGCATCCACTGCGTAAATGAGTATTCCCAGTCACAGAGAACCCCGTCGCAGTCTACCAATATTATATTTTCTTTCATTGTATTTCTCCTTATCATGGGTATATTATACTATGGTTTTACACCTTTGTCAACCCTTTTATTCATTTATTTTCATAAAGTTCTAATGGCATATGATTTGTGATTTCCCAGAACGAATCTGGTAGAATTGAATAGGTTTGTGCTTCAGCGATAAACGAAGAACCATCAGAGAAGCTTACGTAATTCAAGCCTGAGGTAGATGTGTTTATACTTGCGCCTGTTAATGTCAGCATTATATTTCTCCTTAATACCCATATATTATAACAGATATTAAGGAGTTTGTCAACACTTTATTGATTTATATTGGTTATATTGACTATAACCTAGGTGAATATAGGTCTAGATTTTTATGTCTGCATTCACCTTAGAGAATTTATCCAGAGTGCTCAGTCTATCTTCATAATCAGCAATCTTACCAATCTCTGCCGAGAGTGTCTCCATAATATCAATGTGTTCACCTACACCAACTGGGTTGGCTAGGAATACCTCAGCATTCATTTTATGTTTGGCGATCTCACCTAGGTAATGGGCCCTTAAAGCCTCAATCATTCTTGTTCTCATATCTTCTCCTTTTATTTAAATGTATATCGTATTTCTGTTTCAAGGCCGTTTTTATTAAAATCGTTAGTACTTTCAATTTTACCCTTCATTACTAGATTGCCAAACTTTTTCTTATATCCAAGTTCTGCAGAGTCGTTGCCACTTTCCAGATATAAATTATTTTTGAACTTATACCCAACACGCAAATACTTGCTAGTCTTTGAACTCGTATCAAGTGACTGCTTGTACTTGTACTCCACGTATGGGTCTGCCTCGGGTACACTCGCAAACAGAATTACAGCAGCAATTAACAGTATAGTAAGCTGCCACGGTCCCCATAGAATTTCCTTCAATTTCACTTTATTCTCCTTTTATTTTTATTGTACTGCTTCTTCAAGGGCGGCCACATACTTTTTAAGTTCTGCAATCTCCCCTTCAAGTTCTTCTACGTATTGTTCCACAACTGCACGTTCACATAGTGTTTCACAACAGATTGATAGTTGTTGTTTAGCTCTATCAGCCAATGATATTTCTCGTCTCATTATTAATTTCCAAATATGTGTTTACGTTTCTGTTCTGTGGTATACTGTTCTATTACATCAAGTAATGGTCCGACCCAGTTATCTCTGTGTTCAATAAAGACCTGAGGCTTTTCATCATCTACTGCAATCAGAATTACCAATTGAGTAATGGGCATTCCAGTTCTTTCTTCCCACATAATGGCATAAGCTGCACACTGCATGAAGTAACCGGATATCCATTCCTTCTTTTTAAGTTTACGGGAGGTTTTATAATCCACGATGGAGTTCTTCCCATCCCATACACCTACACAATCCACTCTACCAGCCAAACCTAAGTGTTCGGAATATAGTGGAGCTTCTTGTGAATAGACAGTAGTTAATCTCGTATCCAATTGTTCTTTGACATCGTGGAAGGACTGCATCACATGAGGCATTACTCCCTTAGCAAAGTCTGGATCGTTATTAACATACTTCTCTAATAAATCGTGGACTGCTGTTCCACGGCCTGAGGCAACCTTTGATATTTTATTTGCAACTTCTGGTCCTACCCGTGCACGCCAAGCTTGTATCGCTTCCCTACTTAATATTGAAAGTACGGTAGTAATAGAAGGATAGCTGCAACCATTAGGAGCGGAATATGTTCTACCAGAAGGTAGTGTTTCTGCAGTGAGGTCGTCATAACCCAGATCAATTTTCTCATGTTTAAAGTTTCCCATTTTCGACTAATTCCTTTGTCATAATAAAATCTCTTACTAGGCCAGACCTGACAATGTCTTCCCAAGTAAATTCAACATGATCAAATAGTTTCATGTTTTCTAAAATCTTTGTAAACATTTCTAAACCACCTCTATCACCACTCTTAGTAAAATCAGACTGGTAGTAATCACCACATAGAATGATTCTACAGTTACTACCTAATCGAGTAATAACAGAACATAGTTCGTGATATGTAAGGTTCTGTGATTCATCAATAAGAACAATACAATCGGTGAGAGTAATACCCCTAATAAAAGAAGTAGTTAAGAACTCTACTTGTTTAGAAACATTAAGTTTTTTCCATGCTTCACCATCTTCAAATAGTTGTGACATAATAGCATAGTATGGAGCTTTATAAGCATCCTCTTTCTCTTCTAGTGTACCAGGCAGGAATCCCATATCCCTTGTAGGTACTGCAGATCTAACTATCACTAGCTTCTTCTGACTCTTATTCATAATATCCAATAGTGCCAGATATGTTGAGATATAAGTTTTACCTGTTCCTGCTGAACCTGATAGTACTAAATTAAAACCCTCTTTCCATGATTTAAATACCGTCTCCTGGGATTTAGTAAGTGGGCTTAATGTGATTAGGTGATCTGTTTTTAATTTTAAAGGCTTCTTATTCATTTTGTTTTAATATTATCCCGTAGTCGTGGTGGTAATCCTGCTTTAATTTTATCTTGCACTTCTTTCCAGCCGTCACCAGCCGTTTGGAGAGTACCCTTCGCTGAACTGATTAGTTTAGGTGCAGACATTACTTGTTGTATATTCTTATCCTTAACGTATTCTTCCATGTCAGCAATAGACATCATCTTGGTGTATATTTCACCCGATGTTAAATCTTTAAAATCATATAGAGGCATGTGTAAACCACTCCGGTGTGTTGCGTTTAGTCCAATCCATTTTAAATCGTTCCTGTTTCGTGTGATAAAAGTTTCTGTATGATTCTACTACATCAGTTCCGCCTAGGCCGACCACTACGCACTCTGGATTAGAACCCATAGCTAGTTTAAATTTAGTCATTCTATTTTTATGTGGTATCATCTTAGGTTTAGTTTTGAGTAATTCTCTGAGCTTTTTATCGGATGCGTGTATCTTTCCATACCTATATGTATATTCATCACAAAGAGCTATAAAGTGTTCGTAGTGCCAATCGTAATTCATACACGCTTCCCTAGACCATACCGTACATGGATGATTGTGATGAACAGCCTTATATAGGACATCTTCTCTATCGTCATGTAGTTCGTAATACTTTAGGGTTCTTTTGCCTGATTTGGATGGACGCATGGTAATAGTACCATCAAGCATCCGATGGACAGTAGATAACATTTGTGCAGATTCAACAATCATTTTCACAACGTGTTTATCACACTGGTCTTGAGCCGCTAGGACTGGGTCGTCATGTAGAACAAATATATTCATAATGTATATTATATCACAGTTAGTTTAATTTGTCAACCACTTAATGCAGTAAATATGTTTCTTAGTAATAGTAGCATTCCAGCACCATTTAGAATAATGAGAGCTCGATCTTGCCATATAATTGATACCCATAACCATAGCGTAATACCAACTACAGAGAAACCTAAGTCATACATTTGTAGACCGTCGATACCTCTTAGTGACATTGCACATAGTACAAATACAGATGCTACCCATTTGATATACCAATCTAAGGTATGTTTGGGTGTTGCTGACTTAAATATTCTTTTGGAATTTTCAAGTTCTTCTTTAGTATATTTTACCATAATTTAATTAGGGCCCTGCGTAGACCAGGGCCGAAACCCTCTTAACCTCCTTTGACTGTCGCCATATTCATATCTTCAATATGTCTATTCAGGAATTCTATTTTCTTCTGCATTTTATAAGCCAGAACTTCTTTTCCTTTGCGTTTCAGTTTTTTCTGATAGTATACTGCCTCTTTTTGGTCTTTCTTGAGGCGTTCAATTTGTACATGCATAATGTTTCTCCATGTGGGTTAATTGATTGATAATCTATCATCATAAAGGTTTGTCTATAGGCTGCCCTCCAAGTTAGTTAAGTTATTTTTGAATTAAGTTAGGGAACGAATCTACAACTAATTTCTTAGTCAACCCCTTATACTTAAGGTTTTTATCTTTAGCTGCAATAAACACTTCAGCATCAGATGGGTGTACAGATTCAAGAATCTCTAAAAACAGACTTTCTCTTTTAATAGGATTCATATCACTATACTTGCCCTTAAAGAAATATGCAAATTTTCTATATTGGTTTTGGAGAGTAGCGTAGTTCATGCCGTCGGGCATATCATCTTTCTTATATGGTGGTGCACCAGTAGGTAACGTAGTGACAACATCGTCATCAAAGTTCATCCTTAGAATATCTCTCAGTGGTGCAGAATTCATCTTCCGAAGATAAGCAATCTTATCCACTTTGCTTTGTATTTTGGCCTGTCCTTCTAGGACATCCGAGACTAGGTAATTACGCATTATAAAATTCCTCCACGCATTCAATCAGGTTAGTACATCTTTTTTTAATCAAATAATTCAATACCTTCATTCTCATAGGTAGTTTTTGACCGTCATATTTACTTATAATAGATTCTTGAATGGTCTCTGGGATTTCATTTAAATCAATTAATGTTTTGTTTCTTTGGTAGTTACGGTATATCTCTTCAGGCATATGGCCTTTAAGGTCATCACTATGTGTTAACCAATCATCCACTCTGGTCTGTCTTAATGGAGTTTGACTAGCGCCTTCGGTAATAAATGTTGCATCTTTAGATAATACATTTGGTATACCATCACCAGAGTCGCCTCTCATAATGTGATTAAACAAATAGTTTCTAGGGTTCTTATCTACCACTGCTTTCTTTTGGATAGGAGAGAACTGTTTTACATTGTTATACTTCTGCAACTGAATAAAATCTTTATCAGATGAAATAATCATGACTGGTTCGCCTTGACCGAACTCTTGGGTTCGTATAGCAAGGGCACCAATAATGTCATCAGCCTCACAACCTTCCATATGCAATACTTTGTACGGGAAGTTCTCCATGAGTTCTTCTCGGACTGTAGAAAGAATACGAAAGATTTCTGGCCAGTCCATGTGACTAGTTGCATCTCTGCCCTTCTTTCTATTAGCTTTGTATTCAGGGAAGTACTGTCGTCTCCAAGTATTCATACCATCGGCACAGATAACCATCTGTCCGTATTCTTTTCGGTATCTCTTATTATACATACGAATACTGTTTAGTATCATGTGTCTAATCATGTCTTCATCATTTAACTTTTGTACCATGATGTTGGAAAGTGCAATCTGGCTGTAATCAAGTAATATCATTTTTATTCGCTTCTATTTTATTATAAAGAGCATCTAAGTCTTCTTGTAGGAAGTGATTGATGCCACCGTATCTCATAAACATTGAGGATATGAGATTTACAATCACGAACATATCTCGTGACTCTTCATTCTCTGGATCTCTAAAATCCATTTCATCTAATGCAGAATCTTCTGATGCAAAGTAATCTTCGAGCATCATAAGAACAAATTGAGAGGTATCTACGCATTCTTCTGTGAAGTTTTCGTAGGCCCAGTTCCTTTCGGACTCTATCTGTTCTTGGCGCTGTCTGGTTGGAAATGGTATTATATTGTTCATAATAGGTATATTATACTACACTGAGTCCCCTTTGTCAACACTTTTCTTCATTTATTTAACTAAATTCTTCACTGTTCGGCCGCCAATCCTACATGCGATGATACCATTATAGTAATCCTCTGTAAGTAGTACATCCCTATCGAATTGTTCTTTAGCTTCCATATACGCAAGTTCACCTTTACCTTTACATAAGTGAAGCATCTCTCGGTAAAACCCTTCAGTGCCATATTCTTCTATCTCTGCTACTAGGTGTTTATTTGACCCCCAATATGTTCTCCAATCGGATTCCACCTTTAACTTCTTGCGCCTCTTTCTAGTCTTTGTTACTGGAAGAGTTTTTTGGCTCCAAAAGAACTTCTTTCCAACGTATTTCCTTTGTGTGGTCAGGTTCGTTATTAGGTAAACAAAACCGTACACGTCTTCGTGACTGAATTCTTCTGGCGGTTGCCATTCTACACCTTCGTAGAGCCATGGTGGGTTACTCCTCGTATTGATCTTGGTCATAATCTAGTTTTTGAGCCTCATCGTTATACCGTGGAAATGCATCTATCTCTACTTGCGTTCCACAGTTGGGACAGAATCTGTCGTCTGAATCCCATTCGTCTTCTATATGTATAGAGGATAGTTTATAACAAAATTGGCAGTCGATTTTATGATTCATGCAACTCCTATAACTCTTTAAACTCGGTCCATCCACCAATTGATTGTCCGTCTATTTTAATTTGAGGAAATGTTCTTGCTGTTGGGAAGTTCTCTATTAACTCTTCTCTACCGAAGTCTTTATTTAATTTAAATACCTGATATGAATTTGATGTATTCTCTAAGGTCAATCTCTGAGCCTTTCTTACGGCCAGTTCACAAAAAGAACAATTGTCTTTACTGTAGATTTCTATAATCATAAACTTAATCCTGCCATGGTTTCTTCTGTTACATCTTGTTTCACACCACCAGTAACATAAGAAGTAATCTCTGTTTCCTGTGGAGCAACCTGTACATTACCACCACCAATCCATTTTTCTGTCCATGGTAATGGATTCATCTGTGTTACGGTATAAGGACAATGTAAACCTATTGCTCTCATTCTTTTACACCCTATCCATTCTATATAGTCTGATAGTAATCGCGCATTAAGTCCGATCATGGATCCATCTTTAAATAAGTATTGTGCCCATGCTTTCTCTTGTTCTATCACATCGACATATAGTTTAATAGATGCGTCTTCCATTTCTTTTGCAATCTTAGCAAAGTCTTTATCTTCTTTCACTAGAAGTTTTAATATGGTACTAGTTGCTGCTAAGTGTGTGTTCTCGTCTCGTGCAATGAATTTAATAATCTTTGCATTGCCTTCCATTTTCTTTAACTCAGCAAAGGCCCAACTACATGCAAATGATACATAGAACCTTACACCTTCCAAGGCATTAGCACTCATCATTGCCATCCAGATAGCACGTTTGTGATCCATCTTATTGGTAGGGCCGTTGTTACACGTAATCAAATCATCATAGTATTTACCTATAGACTCGGCACATGAATTGATTTCTTTAACGTCTAGGATACCATCGAACACTACACCAGGAGAGGGGTAGATATTACGGATAATATGTGTATAGCTTTTAGAGTGGATAGTCTCAAAGAATGACCAAGTTTCTATCCAGTTCTCTACCTCGGGCAGTGAAGCAATAGGTAAGAATGCTAGATTAGGCGCCCGGCCTTGCACACTATCCAATACAATCTGTCGTTTGAGATTGGACGTGAAGATGTGTTTCTCGTGTTCGGTAAGAGAATCGAAGTCCTTCTTATCTTTTGAAATATCAACCTCTTCGGGTCTCCAAAAGAATCCAAGTTGTTTATCGGCAATCTTATCTATTTGTGGGTACTTTAGTTCATCATATCTTTGAATATCTACTCCTTCATCTAAAAACATATTTTTCTCCAGATGGGATTTCTTATTCTTTTTCAATACTGCCATTTATCAATTCCTTTTATATTATATTTTGCAACTCTCGCAATCGTCTTCATCTTCATAGGTTACGGCTTCACCCTCATAACTGTGGTGTGTTGCCTCGTCTGTTATCTCACCCGAACCATCAAAGGTATTAAAGTAATACAGTTGTTTTAATCCATACTTATATGCAGTAACTGTATCCTTAATCATCTCTGACATAGGGATCTTATTGTCTTCAAAGTGTTCTGGGTTGTAAGACGTGTTGACAGATATGCCTTGGTCAATATACTTCTGGAGTATAGCACATATCTTTAAGTAACCATCGGGAGACTTTTGATCCCATAGAAGGTCGTACTTATTCTTTAGGTGATGATACCCAGGCACAACCTGGGCCATCACTCCGTCCTTACTTTGTTTATAACTAACTAACGCACGAGGTGGTTCAATACCATTCGTACTATTAGATATTTGTGCAGATGTTTCGGCTGGCATTAAAGCCATGAGAGTCGAATTACGGATGCCTGTGGCTTTGAGTTGAGTTCGAAGCAAGTCCCAGGGTAATCTTTCATTATGCTCTATTAAATTATCTACTGCACTCTTATATGTATCAATTGGAAGAACTCCATGGCCGTATTTTGTCTCATTATTCTTAGAAATTGTACCTTTTTCTTCGGCTAATGTAGCAGAGGCTTTAATTAAGTAGTATGACCATGCTTCTGCATATTCATCTACTACCTCAAATGCAGACTCGTCGTATTTCATACCACGCTTG